ATGAAAACACACGTTAAAAATTGGCTGAAAGCCTCTGGCATCCGGGCAATCAAGACCGTCGCGCAAACGGCTGTCGCAACCATCGGCACATCTGCCGTCATTGGCGATGTGAACTGGATCATGGTGGGCAGCGCCGCGCTACTTGCTGGAATACTCTCGCTACTTACGTCGGTAGCAGGCTTGCCGGAGGTAGAAAAAACCGAATAGAAAAGAATGATCCCCAGAATCTATCATGAACTGACCCCCAAAAGTTAGACAATATTTTGGATTAAAAATTGTTCAAGCAACCGAAAGGGCTTGTAGTCTGTGAATAGCAGGCGGCAAGCCCTTTAGCTTTGCCTTGATACGTCGGTTATTGTAGTAATCCAGATAGTCAATGAGTTCTTGTTTGAAGTGTTCCATAGAATGGAACTTTTGCAGGTAGAGCAGCTCACTTTTGAGCAAGCCAAAGAAGTTTTCTGCGACTGCATTGTCCAGGCAGTTTCCTTTTCGGCTCATACTTTGCCGGACACCTTTTGCCTTGAGCATCTGCTGGTACTGCTTGTGCTGGTATTGCCAGCCTTGGTCAGAGTGGAGAATCAGTCCGGTACCATCCGGTATGGTTGCAAAAGCTTTGTCGAGCATGGTTGTTACCATGCTCAGCACCGGTCGGTCAGAGATGGCATAGCTGACCAAATACCCATTGTGCAGATCCAGGATGGGAGAAAGATAGAGCTTCTGGCCAAACAGACTGAACTCCGTCACATCGGTGACCCACTTCTGGTTTGGCCTTTCTGCATGGAAGTCCCGGTTTAACAGGTTCGGTGCGATCTTGCCAACTTCTCCTTTGTAAGAGCGATATTTCTTGACCCTGACACGGCAAACCAGCCCCAGCTCCTTCATGAGCCGTTGCACCGTCTTGTGGTTCAGATGCATCCCACTATTGTGTAACGCTGCGGTAATACGCCGGTATCCATACCGCCCTTTATTTCTGTAGTAGATAGTAAGAATTTCTTCTTTTGCTTCTGCGTATTTATCTGCCTTTTGCATCCGTTTCAGGTGGTAGTAAAAGGTGGCACGAGGCAGTTGAGCGATTTCAAGCAGAAGGGATAAAGGATATTTCTGCCTTAGTTTCTGGACTGCCTGCGTTTTCTGCGCTGGCGTCGCTCTTCCTCCAAAACCAAGGCTTGCAAATTTTTTAGGTATTCATTCTCCGCACGCAGCCGCTGAACCTCAGCAAGTAAATCCTCCTCCACTTTGCTTGGCAGTTTCTTTGGCCTTCCCGTACTTCTGCGCCCTCGCCGTTCTATCGCCAATCCTTCTGCCCCTTCTTCAAGATAGATCCGCTCCCAGCGTTCGATGATCTTATGGTCATTGATTCCAAATCTTCGCATTGCTTCTCGAACGCTCAAGTGTTCCTCTCTCATCGTCTCTACTACCATTTGCTTGAATTCCGGTGTGTAGCGTTTGTTCGGTATTCCTTTTGGCATAATAAAGCACCCCACTTGTTATCCAGTATACCATACTGTCTAACAATTGGGGTGCAGGTCATCAAGATTCTGGGGATTTATTAATTTCTTGCATCAGTTCATCAGTCGTCAACCCAAAATAGGCAGCAATTCTACTTACTGTTTTGTAAGGGGCATGGTTTAAAGATGAATCCCCAGTCTCATATTTATGATATTGTTGCCATGTGATCCCTATCTCTTTGGCAACCTTGTACTGTGAGGCCCCTTTTGATTCACGTATCTCTTTAAGATTCAACGGTATACCTCCCTCCGATTTTATCAAGTTCCTCCAAAGCGACCGACAGCCGCTTATGGTTGAGTTCTATCCCACAAAACTGCTTTCCGGCCGCAAACGCATACCGGGCTACGAGGCCGCGCCCCATGCAGAGATCGCCAATGCAGGCGTACTTTTCGTTTTCGCAAACCCACTGGATGATGTCTTCCTCGTCCATGCCGTCGAGCTTTGGCTTGCCCGTGTGGTCGGAGCCTCGGACGACGTAACAATGGTTTTTCGTGTTGTGGTAATAGCTACTGTTGTAAAAGGTGACGTTTCGGTATAAGGCGCGCATTTTGAAAATGAAATCCGCCAGATAGTCCTTCCCGATTTCCAGATAACAGACTTTCGGCATGATCTCTTCCACACACTCAAAAAGGCGCGAATAGAACGCCGCGTAATCCTCTTGTGGGCGGGGAAGGCCCGCCTTGGTGTAGAAGGAAGTCATATTTCCCTGCGTCCACGGCGGGTCAACAAAAAGGCAATCCGCACGAAGCATAAAGTCGGGGAGAGGGTCAAACAAGCTTCCCGCTTTGAGACGGCTTCCATTGTCGAATACGGCCGTACCTGTCTGGATTGGATGGCGCTCGAACGCGCCGCCGTAATCCCATTTATTCATCGTCGGGCACCTCCATCATCTCCCATGATTTTGAATATACCTGATTTTTGAACAGCTCCGCGATGCCTGTTACCTGTTTCAGACGGAAAACCTCCTCCAAATCCATGCCAAGGTGCTGCGAAATATCATCGTCGCTCGCGCCGTGTTCCACCAGTTTTTGCACAAGATCGCCCATAAGCTCCACCTGATGGACGCCGCGCGCCCGGTTGAATTGCACGGTCGCCGCCATGCGCTGCGTGATGTCATGCTGAAGCACGACGATGGGGATGCAATCAGCCTCCAGATAATCGCGGAAAAGCAGGTAACGGTGAAAGCCGTCGATCACAACATATTTTTCAAGGATGTCGTCGTAGATGGTTACGACGGGGAAACAAAAGCCGTTGTCGAGGACAGATTGCAGCAAAAGCTCCATATTCGAATCGCTGACGTGGTTTGGGTTATAGTCATTTGCGACAACCTGTTCAATGGGGACGATTTTAGGGTGCATACACGGAAATTCGACGGTTCCTTTTTTGGTTTCAATTTTGTCGATCAAAGCAATTCCCTCCATTTGCGGATCGTGGCCTCGCGCGGGTCTTCCTGATTTTTAACGGGCAGGTTATCTTCATAATCATTTAGAATCAATTGACGGCATTCCTGACGGGCCACATAGTCGTTATCGAGATACCGCGCGAACCTTTTTTCAAAGATGGCTTTTTTATTCTCGTCGGGATAGGTTGCGAGCAAGAAATCGCGGTACTCCCTCCACGTTTTATAATTCTTCGGCAGCTTGCGCACGCGGAGCATACGCGGGTCTTTGCCGTACAAATGACCGACCTCGATGCCTTTTACCCGTTTAACCAGCTTATCATAGGTTTTTGGCTCAAACTCGGGCAGCTCCACCAGTGCCCGGAAGGATTTTTCATGCACAAGGGATGATACCCGGATTTCCGCCTGATGCATCCCCTTTTTGTGCTGGTAATCGTAAATTTTGCTATAATGGATTTGATTGTCGTAAATGTATTTCCAAATGTCGTGAAAATTCCAATCGTAAATCGGGTAAAAAGCGGCGCTGCCCTCCGCCCGCGCAATCTTGGTGCTCCAAAAACAGTCTTTATAACCCGGATTCTTGGCAACGGCCCGGAAGCGATTCATGCTTTCAGTGGCACGCAGACCGACCAAAAATGCGGTGTGAGGGCGCGAAGCCTGAAAATTTTCTAACACATCGTAAAATCCAAAGCCTTTATTTTTATCCCGCACTGTCTGCTTTTCCCGATCCCACGGGATATGCTGGATAGAGTAGGGCACCTTTGGACGCATCCAAAGATTATGCTTACCCGGCTCCCAGCAAATGAGCTGTCCCTCTTCATAGGAGGTGGCATTCGTCAGATGAAAAGGAAACTGGAACCAAAGGCGGGTTGTGTTTTCCGGGTAGAGGTTCATTAGCCACGTCACCTGCTCGATAGTGCTTTGATAAACAACTTCTTCATCTAAAAAAAATACGCCAATTTTTCGGCCGCGCCTGCGGGCCTCCTGCAAGGCGAGCCAGCAAAGCACGGTACTGTCCTTCCCGCCGCTGATGGATACGATGATGTTTTCAAATTCATCAAAAATGTATGAGATTCGCCGTTTGGATGCCTCATCAACCGTTTCCGGCATATATACCTGCTTGAGCATAAAAATCCTCCAATTGCTGCCTCCACTCTTCAAATGAGCCGATATAAAACTGATCCACGCTCAGCCCGGTGGACAGAAAGGAAAGCGACGTCATCCCCGTGCGGCGGAGGAAGTCATTCATATCCATGCGTCGATGGGGGAAATCGAGCATGATATACCGATGTCCCGGCTCCGCCTTGGGGAATGTCGTGACGTTGGGGCGGGAAAACCGCGCGTTGCGAGCCACGTATTCCCGTTCCGGCTCAATCATGGGGCGCTTCCAGCGCCCGCAGAAAACATGGAGCTGCCGGGGTACAGTGTCGGGGTCTTTGTTCCCCAAATTGTCAAACAGCTCTTCCTTTTTCCTTTCGTACTCTTCCTGCGCACCATCGGGAAGCGGAACGGTTTGTACATTCAACTGATAGCGGTGGGGCTGGCACAAAATGTCCCCCTCCTCCAAAAACGCTGACTGGAACCCGAAGCCTTTGTGCTTAGATTTTGTATCAAAATCCAGAAGGATCATGAAATCATTGGCCTCCTCCACAAAAGGAAGGTATTCAAAAACCATTGTGTGCCCGCATTGGTTGAGATAATGCCGCAGGCAGTTATAGGTAAGGTCGTTGCGGTTGCGCGTGCGCATAAATTCATTGACAACCAATAAATGATCCGGGCCGATCTCCTCTAGTAAGGGGTAAAATGTGCGGTACATAATCACCTCGTTGTACTCGATCTGCCGGATCGGCACGTCTCCAAGGTCAGGAAGATCGAGCATAAATTTTGGAGGAGAAAACACAATTACAGTTTTAACAGGATGGGTTTGAACATATTTGTTGATTTCCGTTTGCTTTTGCTTTTCTGTTAGCCCGATCCGTATCATCTTTTAAATCATCCTTTCCAGCAAGCCAAGAAATCACATTTTTTGAATGTAGCATCCTTCTGAATTCGTGAGCCATATTTTCCTTGCGGTTCACGCACAATAAAATCCGTTCGTCGATTTTGCTGAACGCGCAAATATCAATGATAATGACGGAATCTTTTTGCTCTGATCGATGCATCCTGTCCTCGGCCTGCTCGCGTGTCGCCCAGTCCCAATCATTGTTGTAAAATATCATGTAGTGGCAGTATTGTAGATTGAGGCTAAAGCCCGCGCAGCCCTTGTTCGCAATCAGGAAGCGGACGGAGCCCTCGAATCTTTCCAGTTCCTGCGCCCTTTTCTTTCCCCTTTTTCCGCCATAGCATAGGGCGATATTTTCTCCGCGCGCTTGCAGCACCTTGGCAATGTCGAGGATTTCATGTGTGTACTTGCACCACACGACCGCTTTTTCTCCGCGCGGCACATAGGCGTCAATCGCCTTTAGCAGCGCCTGAATGCGCGGGTTGTCCTCGGGGTTTAAAAACATGGGATAGTGCCGCATGGGGAGTCGCGCGGGCGTGGCGATAAACTGGCCGCTTGTAACCTGCTGCAAGGCATTAAAGGTACGGTAGATCAAGGGAGATTCCGGGTTATCGTACAAGGCTTCCAGCGAGAGAAAATCGTCCCTCACGCGGCAGTATTCTTTTTCCTGATCCTCCGTGAGAGCGAACCATTGCGTTGCATATTGCTTGGGGGGGAGGTCGAGGACTTCTTCTTTTGTAATTTGAACGGTATATGGTGCGATCTTATCCGTCAAATACTCCGGGTGGAGCACACGGCGGACTTTATGTTTGTATATCTCGTCATACTCCAAGTGGTTGGCCGCAAAACTCCAATAAGAGCGGTAGCCCAAAATCCGCCAGTCAAGGATGTACCACTGAGAAAACAAATCCGCATAATTTTTGGAAACCGGCGTGCCGTTGAGCAGCACCCGGTATGGGCAGCGCTCGGCAAGGCGGGTAATGTGGATGGAGCGCAGCGCGCGCGGGTTTTTAACCAGCAGGCTTTCGTCTACCACCAAAAAGCAGCGGAAGAGGGAAGCAAGGCGCAAAAGACGGCGATTTTCCCGCACGCTCGTAGAGAGCGTCTCTATGCCGCAGAGGGTGATGACCGACTTCCAGCCCTCAGTGTGCTTATCAAAATCCTCCCGTAGGTTGCGTTTAACGGTTTCGGAGGTGGGGCAAAGCCAGATCACACGGTCGATTTTACCGGCAGTGAGGCGGCGCTGGGCTAACTCCAGCGCTACCCTGGTTTTGCCCGTGCCCATATCCAAGTATAGTGCGCCAACCCTTAAATTGGAGAGTTTGTCGGCTGCCTTGCGTTGGTAATCATAGAGGGTCGTTTTCAAGTGCATAACATATCATCAACCAATCAAATCCGCCAGCACTTCTGAGCTGGATTGCAAAATCTCAGCGAGCTTATCCCGCTCCTCTGGAATAACCGGTTCTGCGGGTTGGGCGGGAATTTCCGCATCGCGGGCAGCGTTCGCAATGGCCTGCACCTTTTCAGACAGGTTAAAGTCGTAGATATAGGCAAAATCTTTGATCTCTCTCCAATGAACAGCGGGGACGACCACGCCTCCGGCATCACGCCGATATTTCGCGCCCGGAAGTTCCATGGCTGATCTATAAAAATCCTTATCATCACGATCCCACTGAATTACATAATCGTCGTTTTTGGCCGCTTTGATCCAACGGCGGCATTCCTTCTTATATTCTGCGGATTCCGCGAGGCTGCGCACATTGGCATCTGCGCACATCACGATAAATCCTGACCGGAGCAGGGTGTTGACTAATTCGGCCGCACGATCCTCTGCGCGTCCGGAAAATTGCGAGCATATACGCACCCACGCGCGATGTTCACCATCCCAATCAAAATGCAGCTTTTTGACGACGGAGCGAAATGATTCATCCTTTTTATACTTCGCGCACACCCGGTCGGATTCCGCGATGACTTCCACCACGTCGTCGTGGGCCGGATGTTCCGGCACCATCGTTGCATCGCGCCGTATTTCTTGCGGCATATCAGGCGCTTCGACCTCCCGCATCGCTTCATATGAGCGGCTTGCGAAGACGAGCCAGCGCGGGCTATATATACCTTCCCGGTTGTCGATATAAAACCGCGCCTCTGAAACCGTGGCAAACATTTCACGGCAAAGCTCTATCCCTTCGTGCCGGTGCTGAATAAGCTGATCGGCTTGGTCGGGGCACGCGAGGGCAATTCCGGTGTCACCTTCTGCGATGTAACGCTCCAACAGGTCAATGCCGGAATTTCTGATTTTTTCAGCCCAAGCGGTTTGCTTTGGAGATCCCTCCAGATCGGGGAGACAATACTCATCCTTCCGCATGGCAAGCAATACTGCCCGATCCTGTTTCATTTGTTCGGCATAACAGCTCGGGCAAAGCCCTTTTTCTTCACACCATTTGCGTTTACGCTCCTGTTCCTCGCTTTTGCCGTATAGGGTTACATGGGCTTTGTGTCCGCAACTATACACTACACGCGTTTCGTGCTTCCTAACGCTCATTTTAATTCCCCCAACATTATTTTCAGTCCCAAAGATGTGCTTCTGTTTCCCTTTTTACTTCGTTTTCCATGTCTTGAATAACGGCGGTATAATCTTCTCCGTTTAAAATGCGTTCCAATGCTTTTGTTCCAGAAGAATATTTAGGCAAATAACTCGACATACTATAGCTTTCAGCTTTTAAATACGCCGCTGCGCGAGGATATTTAGCTTTCAGGGCTGCAACGTCAACTTTGGGTTTTGACGGATATACAGATTCGCCGGATTCCCACACCCTGTCAAATTCAGATTTGTAGCAATCGATCTCATCAATAGCGTTCCTGATTTCCTGTAACCCTTCAATAGCGTTGATCTTTTTCTCACGCTCTTCGTAAGCATGATTTTTTTCGGATTCCCTGCGGTCAAGCTCGACAAGGATCGCTTCCATATTTGATATGATGTCGCGCTTATCGGTATCAGTTGGATTTTTGCAAGCATGTACGCCGCGTTTTCCATTTTGTTCAAGAATTTGCAATTCGTATTTTTTAATCAATTCGTTTACATTCATTTTACTGTCTCCTATCTTTGATGTTGTATACATTATATAACGTACATGTTATATAATCAAGAGATTATCTATAAAATTATGCACAAATATTAGGCTTATAAATAGTATAAAATTAATAATAAAAAGCTATAGATCGCACAATCATATGACAAACATAGTCTTGGGAGAATATAAAAATGATAAGTTGGTATATAAAGGCCATGTAACACTCGGCGTAGGTGGCAAACCATTATGGCGAGATCAACAAAATGGTCAGATATTGGACACTCCAACGCGCGTAAAAAGCCCTTCTGTGGCATACTGCATACGAGGTGATCTTTATGGCAGTATCCCGTAGAGGGGCAATATCATTTGGATTTGCGCATATGCACAGTAAAATTTATGGAGAAAAAATGCCGAGTATCGGAGTGATGCCCGGCATTTAAGACTATTGGTTTATGTGTAGCTGCTGTTTCAAGGCCGATTGCAAAGCGTCGGAAAAATTAATATTAGCCTTTTCTGCCGCATAGCAAAGCCAACTGGGGACAGTGCAATTTTTACGCACAGTGCGCAGGTCGTTTCGACGCCTGTAATCAGCAAAATCTACATCCACCAGGGAAACGATCTCGCCGCTTTTATGATCGACCGCGTCCACGCGGGTCGGATTGGGTAGGGGTTTCTTATCGTCCTCCATATCGATTCCCATCAGCCCGATCGCGTCCCGGGCCATCTCAATGCCGTGCGCAATGTCATCCCCCTGTGTGTTTGCATCAAAATCAGGAATATAAACCGACACTCCGGATGCTTCTGGTGTAATAACAATGGGGTATGCTTTTTTCAT